GTTACTCGGTGATGTGCAAGGCGAAGCGGCTCTTCAAGGGTTGTTTGCGACAATGCAAGCGATCGGGCGTCCAGTGCGTCGAGGCGAAGATCGATTTGCGGGAGCAACCCAGTATGGTCAGCAGGTCATGGGTCAGGCGCAACAACGTGGACTACAAGATCTATCTACACGGATGCAGTTAGAAAAGTTTGAGCTAGACAGAGCGGCTAAACTGAAAGAAATGTCAGACAGGGAGCGTCTACAAGGGATGCTTTCTGGAGGAATGGGTCGCGTTGAGTCTAATGAAAGACCTCCAATTAATGATTTACTTAGCCAACGATATGATGCGTATGAGATCGGGCAATTAAGTGACGCCGAGAAGCAAGACGCGATCCAAGCAATGAGGCTAGACGAAGCGGCTCAAATGGCTTCATCGATGAGTCGGTTTGAGGAAGCTGAAAGTTACCGCAAGCAAGCTGAATCAATCAATCAGCGACTTGGCACGAAATTCTTGTCTCGCGAGAAGAGAACAACAGTTTCATATGATCGAAGGGATCAATGGGATAAAACAGAGTACCGGCCACGCGTTGAGCAAGTTGCAAAAGCTAGACAACTTGTTGAGCTTGCCAAGAACCCCAATGCGATTACTGACATAAGCATGATCTTCGGGTTAATGAAGTCTCTTGATCCGCGATCAACTGTTCGTGAAGGCGAGGCTGATATGGTTGAGTCAGCGCAAGGCGCTTATCGCAAGTTAATGAATATCCAAGAGAAGCTAGCTAACGGAAGACTGCTTCCTGATCAGGCTTATCCGGACATTATAGAAAGCGCGTTGACTGTCGCAGAAGCGGTCGAAAAAGATTACAAGGCGGCTGTCGAAAACAGACTCTCAGGTATAGAAGAAGAAGGTCTAAAGGCTGACATTGTTATACCTTACAAGACTTTAGGCGCTCCGGACGTGGATGCAACTTTACGCAACCTTAGACAAACCCTTAACTTGGAGCCGGTAGACGATGGGCAGGTAGGCAACCCGGCGGCAGTGCTTAAAAGCATCAAGACACGCGGTGGGGTCAATCAGTAATGTCAAATCGAGCAAGAATCCAACGGATTAGAGAAGAGACTGCGGACACTGTTAAGTCGTTTGAAAAGACCTTCAAAGAAATTGATCGGCTGATCGAAGAAGGCGCATCAGACGATAAGATTAATTCATTTATCATGGACTCAGGTATTCCATCTGATGCATTTATTGACGCGTATCAGCGTTATGACAAAGCAGGCGGTATTGTGGATTACGGCGCAGGCCGTGCATTGCTTCAAGGTTTGTCGTTTGGTTTTGCTGACGAGATCGAAGCGGCGCTTCCTTCTGCGCTCACGGGTTTAGAAGGGGACTACGAACAGCGCGTTGGTCAGATCAGGGCAGGGCAAAAAGCGTTTGAGGCGGCTGAACCTGAAACGGCTCTTGCGGCTGAAGTCATGGGATCTCTTCCTTATATGGCATTACCTGTTGTCGGCGGAGCGCGTATGGCGTCAATGGCCGGTCGCGCTCCTTCACTAGCTCGCACAATGGGCTACGGCATGGGCATTGGTACGACAGAAGGCGCTATTGGTGGCGCGGGTCGCGGTGAAGGTGCGGCTGATAGCGCACAACGCGCATTGACTGAAGGTGCTTTAGGCGCAGGGTTAGGTGCATTAGCGCCTGCCGCTGTTGCGGGTGGGGCAAAGTTGTTGAGCCGAGGCGGATCAGCGCAGGACCAAGCGGTTTCTCAATTAGGAAGAGTGATCCCCGAAGAGGCGCGTGAAGGTGTTTCCGAGCGCATTGCTCAACGTGCTACCGAAACAGATGCACGACCTGAAACACTCGCGGATATTGCAGGTATTGAAGCGCAACGCGAGCTTCGTGGTTTGCGTGGCGGGTCATCCGAAGTTCAAGCAAAGACCGATCCGTTCATTGAACAGCGTATGTTCCAACAAGGTGAGCGGATTAAAACAGACGTTCAGGCAGGTCTTGGATTAACGCCTGACGATACAACGAACATCAAAAAAGTAATTCAGCGGCAAGAGTCAGCGGCGACCCCGCTGTATCAGCAGATACGCAAGGATTACCCCGAAATCGATGTTTCGGATATGATCCCAATTTTTGAACGCCCATCGTTCAAGAACTCTTTCGACGACATCATGAACGCCTTGCGTGATCGCGAGGGGCGCACGGTACCGGCAGGAACTTTCGGGAACGCGCCGAAGACTTATGATGAGTTCATGGAGAATTTGCGTTCAGGTGCAGACACCACAGTACCGTTTGACTTCTTGGATCAAGCGAAACGCGTCATCGGTTCAAAAGGACAAGGCGCTAAGAAGACAGACGCAGACTTAGGCGAGCGGTTGTTTGGTGTTGCAGGTGAAATTCGTGACGCCGCTGATGCGAAAGTTCCTGCTTACAGAGAAGCGCGTCGTGTGTTTGCCGGTGAAGCCGAAATCGAAGAAGCGTATGACGCAGGGAAGAAGTTTGCCACGTCATCCGCTGAAGAGATCAGCGAGACATTGACCGACCTAACAAGCGACTCAGCGCGTCAAGCGTTTTTAACTGGGGCTGTTGAAGATATCCGTCGCGTAATCGAGAACGCGGCAGACGGTGCAGACGTTGTGAAAAAGGTTGCGGGTTCTCCGGCTAAGCGTAAGAAGTTAGCCGCCGTCATGGGTGGTGAGGACTCGCCTGCGTTCAAAGCATTTATGGACGCAATGAATCGCGAAGCAGAGATGGTGAAGTCTGGTCGATTGATTGCAGGCGGTTCGCAAACTGCCGCCTTCCAACAAGACATTCAGCGAGCAGGGCTTGGATTCGATGACGTTGTAGATGTCCTGATGAACCCAACGCAGGTCGCAAACGTTCCACGGCTCACGCGTTTATTCCAAGGCGTAATCAACACAGCAACAGGAAAGCGCGGGCGCACTGGAGAAGTATTAAGCGACTACCTACTTGAAACTGATCCGCGCAAACAGCAAGCGGCTTTGGATGCTATTCTTGCGGCTAGCCGTAGAGCGGAGCAGGGTCGTCGCACTGTGTCGACCGCAGGGATGGGTGCTTCTGGGGCGGCAGGTATGATTCCGTCACTGCTAGATTTAGGGGAATAAAATGAGGCTAACGCTTAACGGTTTCGACGAAGATCAGTTCCGGTGGTGCTTTTGGGGCGCAAGTAGTGACGACTACGACGACGATGATGCAGGAACTTTCGGCGCTGACGAGATAAGCAACGACGAAGACAGGGGTAGGGATGACGACAATGACCGAGTAGATCGCGTGGCTGTTGTCAGTCCAAACACCGGGCAAATTAATACGCAAAACTTCAACACAAGCGCCGCTCAAACAGCAGGCATGGACCGCGTAAACATTAATGGTCAGACAGTTGCAGTTGCTCCTTCAGCAGTCGCGGCAGTCGAGGCGGGTCGAGGCGGGTCTTCTCCGGTAACAAATGCGATTCAGTCTCAAATTGTTGGACCGGCTCAAGCGGCTCAGCAAGCGCCACTTGGTTCAACAACTGCCCAGATTCAACCGTCGTTCGCCCCAAACCTTGTCAACCAACCGCTTGCTGTTGGATCGAAAGTGGCTGTCATGCCATACGATTCTTTCCAACGCTCGCCTCAGCAGATGTTCGGTTATGGGGGGCTAACGGCTTCACCTTATGCGCCTTCGCAGATTTCGTTTCAAGGCGGTGCGCCTGCCGCATCCTATTCACCGTTAGGCGGGGAGAGGATTTCGCAGTTCGACATGGGCCGCGCACCAACGCCTGCCGGAACACCGGATGATCGCAACATCCTTGAGCGAGCATTTAATGCGATCGGCGGACGATCTTACGCGAATCAACGTGCAGGAGTTTTCGATCCTCGCACTGGAACGTTTCAACGTTTCGACGGACAGACGACGCTTGAAAAGACAAGCGACAATATGCTTGGTGACTTTTTCAGTAACGCAGTAGCAGGCGCTTTGGGTGTCACGCCTTTCACTGGCCGATTAGACACTAAAACGTATACTCCGCTTGCCGGTGGGGAGAGCCTTCAGTATTCAACAGCACAAGGCGGGTTGCTTAGCGACATGATCGGCGAACAAATGATTCCATATTCTGAGCTTGAATCACGCCAAGCGCAAATGGGTAGTGGTGGTGACGAACGTTCGGACCAACCGCTGATCGTCCCAGAGCAAACGCCTGAAGAAGAACGCGAGCAAAGCGCGTTCCCCGAGTTCACGCCAAGAGAATTTGAGTACCAACCTTTTGTGTCTCAGTTCTACACAATTCCATCGCGGTTTACGCAACCCTATGGTTTACTTGGCTAACAGTTCCCTCATCGTGTAGCCCCCTACACGACACTTCGCCCACTTCGGTGGGCATTTTTTTGACTAAAGGTGTTGCAAATGAAACGAAAGATCGATTAGTCTACACGCTGATTCATTTATCCAGAGGGGAAGTAAAATGGATTGGAAACCAATCATCGAGGCGCTACGCGTCAAACAAAAGAAGGCGGCTCCACGTCTGGAGTCAGTTCTTCACGTCGTCGTTCGGTACAATAAGGTACACAAGGAGTGGGATGTAAATCGTTACGATGCCGAGGGTATTGAGTTAGCGCATGAGCGTTATTCATTGCAAGGCGCGGCACGTTACATCGCCAAAACTTGGATGGATATGTACAACGTCACGCAGGTCACCGTGTATCAGATGAACGGCAAGGTGAAAGAAATCATTCAGCAGAAGGACAAGGCAAATGGTTGAGGCGTTTATCTTTATGGTTGTGTTTGTAGTGGCGACATCGTTTTTTACGGTGCTTGCCATATTGTCCGATGTCGTCTTGCGTTACACTTGCAACAAATCATTATTCCCAAAGGGTTACTTTAAGTGATAAACCAAGAAGCGTTTGATGTAGCTTATAAGCTACAAAACGAAATGACCGAAGCAGGAGTTAGTCGTGCAAGAGTCCTCTCCGAAGCAGGCGTTAGCCGAGCTACTTTTTGGCGTTGGTTGCAGAACGCCTCATCTCCACGAAAAGCAAGTGTTACTGCAATTCGCGATGCTATCCAACGACTTTCTCGCGAAGTTGCGGAGACGGACGTTTGATCTTAGGAATAGATGTCGGCATCAGTGGGGCTGTCGCACTATTGGATGGAAACAAACTTGTCGAGGTCCACGATATGCCGACAGTCTCGGTGACGGTCGGCGGGAAGAAGAAACGACGCATTGACGCGAGGGCGTTGTACGAGATTCTCCAGTTTGAGAAGCTTGAACACGCCTTTATCGAGATCGTCAACGCCAGACCGAATCAAGGCGTCAGTTCGATGTTCGCGTTCGGTCAGGCAAGTGGAATCGCTGAAGCGATTGCATGGGTGATGACGCCGGACGTGACAGGCGTCAGACCGCAAACATGGAAGAAGCATTTCAAACTTGGCAACGACAAGGTGTCGTCGCGTGAACTGGCTTCTCAATTATGGCCCGATCAAGCGGATCGGTTTAAACGCGTGAAGGATGATGGAAGAGCGGAGGCCGCGTTGATCGCCTTATGGGGACAGCAATGCATTTTACCGGACAAGAAATTGCGCTGATTGTCTTTGTCGCTTTCACTTTTGCGTTCTGGCTTTTGTTGAGTGATAAGTATGAAGACTAAGCATTTTGTTGACGCTGAAGAGGCGATCAAGTTTGCGAACGGTTGCCAGTTGAACGGCATCACGGTTTCGCTGATGATCCGCGCAAACAACTTCACGGTATGCCTACCGGAGAAGGAGGGCGAGTTTATGTCTAACACGATCTGTATTGAGAGGTTTAATGCTGATGCCGAAACCGCATCAACACGCTGATGCGATACACGCATGGGCCGATGGAGCGGAGATCGAGTTTCGCGTGAACACTACGCGGATCGCGTATGGTTCGTCGAACGACTGGAAGCCATGCCGCAATCCAGACTGGCATGAGAACTTTGAGTACCGAGTCAAGGGCGGGCTTAGCCCAAGCGTGACACTAGATATTGCTCGGCTGAATGTGCTTGCCAAGATGCACGAAGACGGCGACTGATATTTTTTTTGCCTAAAGGTGTTGCATTTGGTACGGGATCGATTATTATGAAGACTCAATCAATGACTAATGGAGTCAAAAACATGAAAGTATTTAAGTTCGATCCTCAGACTGGTAAGCGCGGCGAGTTAGTTGACGAGATTCGCCTTCCTAGTTGTTACGGCCAGTCGATTGAGTTCGCTCAGTCAAAAGGCGTTCAGACGCATCTTTCTTGCACCATGCCAAAAAGCTACGGCGATACGCGTTGGGAGTCTCATATTTATATGGGTCGCGATGATGACGAAGGAAACTTCGTCCCTCAGCAGTACGACTTCTGGGTTTGCTGTTGTAGCGGGCGTGAGAACGGCACTTGGGTGTGGAATGTCATCCCGCCGTATAAAGCGTTAACCAAGAAATCGGAGGCGGCGTAAGCCGTCTCGGGGGGTACGATCATGGCGCATTATTTTGAAATCAAGACGGATCGCGTGATCCGAGATGAGCTACGCAAAGTCCGCAAGAACAAGTACGCAATGCTTTTGCCTCTTGCCCGAAAAATTGCAGGTGATAATTACGATATTGTTGATCTTCAGTTCTTCGTTGACGGGTATCCGGTTAATGCAAACGCATTTGCAGGAGAAGTCCTTCGCATGGAGGATGCTCGGATTGCAAAGCAAGAGAAGGAAACAAAAGTGATCTGGATTCAGCAGGGCGCGGCTTCTTTTTCTGGGTATAAAAAACGAATCAAAAGGAAGGCGGTGTAAGCCGTCCTTTAATAATAGGAGAAATGTATGAGTGTATTCACAGTCGAAGTAAAAGAAAAAGGAAGCAAAGGATCAATGATCTTTCCGGATGTTGTGGCAGAAAGTGAAAAGGAAGCCTGCGCGCAGATCGCTGAGTTTTATTATTCTTTGAGCGATGACAAGCCTGAGCTTACAGCAACCGTTACGCTTGTTAGCGACACGAAGGATATGCATTAGTGCCTATCCTTCCGCCGCATCCGTTCAAGGATCTTGAGGACACGGAGTTCTGGAATCAGCATGGGATCAATATGCGCTTGCGGGCGCACATTAAAAAAGATAGATTCGGTTTCGAGTTCAAGAACCCGATAAGGAAAGTGAGAAGAATGAATCCATTCCAACATCATGGCATCAGCCATCTCAGCCCTAGCGCCGTAAATATGTTTACGGGCAGTCCATCTGCATGGATCGCCAAGGCGTTATTCGGCCACAAGTTTTCAATGGGGGCGTCGGCTTGGCGTGGGATCGCAACTGAGGATGGATTGAACGCGTACATCTTTGAGAAGGCAGACCCTAAAGCGGCGCACGATATTACCTTAGCTAAGTTCGATAAACTCAAGGGGACGATCAACCTCAACGACGCTGTTGAGAAAGAGCGTACACGCCTGTACCGCTACCTGATGAACAGCATTGACGCGATGATCGAACTGGAAACCAATCACGGGATTGGCAAGCCGCAGTTACCGCCGGTCGGTCAGACGTTTAACGGCCAGTGGGAAGTCGGGTTGCCATGTCGGTTCGGCGATCAACATCATGAGAAGGTCGAGGTCATCGGCTATCTCGATTTCCTTTACGCGAACGACGCAAACAAGCATACGATCGTGGATCTCAAGACCACTGCACGGATTCCGAGCGACTGGTCAACGTCACACGCGATGCAGGCGTCGTTCTACAAACGAGCGCATGGCAACAACCCTGACGTGTACTTCGCGTATGCGAGTCCGAAGGAAGAGGGCAAGCCCAACGCGTATCACATCCTGAAGTTAGACGATGAAACGTATCAGCGTTCGTTGAAACGATTCAAGGATTCCATTGTTCGCATGAGCAAGTTCTTAGCTCTAAGCGAAAACCCATTCGATCTTGTGGCCGGTGTGCCGCACGACGAAGAGAGCTTCTACTGGGACGGCGAGCCTGCGCTCAATGACATAGTAGAAGAAGCAAAACGGCAAATCGAAAACACAAAAGAGGAGAAGTAGAAATGCCATTAAATCTAGGAGGCGGTGAGGGTAAGCCGTACATTCGTTTCAGTCCATCCATCCGAGCTTGGGAAATGAGTTCACCTGAAGGAAAGACTGAGTTCACTTGGGACGCTCCTGCGGTATTTGACGTTGCAGGGTTACAGCTTGGTTGGCTGAAGATCGACGTTCAAGGGCGTGATTGGATGCCGTGGCCGAGCATCAATAATCGACTGCCACAGCCTGAAGAGAAGGATCGTGATGGTAACCCGACTTACAAGTTAGGGTTCCGGATCGATGTGGTCAGCACAAAGCTGTTCGGCGATGAGCCGGTGCGTGAGTTTAGCGCAAACACCTTTGGCAACCTGACGTTCATCCAAGAACTGTACAACCATTGTGAGGAGAATCCGGAGTTCAAGTCCGGAAAAGCGCCAGTCGTGCAAATCACTGGCTCAACTCCGATGAAGGTTGGCAAGGGCAACACGCAGATCCCTCAGTTCGAGGTCAAGAAGTGGGTGGACCGTCCTGCGGAACTGTCAGGCGGAACAACAGAAGCGCCTGTCGCATCTGCACCTGCACCTGCACCTGCACCAACGCCTGCCCCGGCAGACGATGATGAGTTCTGAGGGAATGACGATGTTAGTGAAACTCAGCACACCGGATTGCACGGAGGTTTTGATTAACCCAGACCAAGTGCAGGCGGTATTTAAGGTGACCGAGAAACGGTCGAATATCCAGTTCGCCAACTCGGATCGTCACATGGCGGTCAGCGAAGGCATTGACGTGTTGAATGAGTTGTTCAACACCAAACCGGCTTCCACTAGAGCTAGGAAGACTACCTGATAAGCGGGTGACTTAGCCCCCTTCGGGGGGCGTTTTTTCTAACAACAAGATAGCTCTGTGGGAAGAATATGGAACAGCCAAACACATTATTGGAGTGGGCCAGATACTACGCATCCTTGGGATTTAGCGTAATACCGGTGTACACCGTCGACCAAGACGGCATCTGCACCTGCAAGAAAAAAGATGAGTGCAGGAACGCAGGTAAGCATCCGGCGGTGAACTGGCAACGCTTCACGAAAAGGAAAGCGGACGACGATCAACTGCTTGTCTGGTTCGATGGGATGGAGCATAGCCACAACATCGGAGTAGTCACTGGCAGTATCAGCGGCAACGTGTTTGTGATTGACGTGGACACGGGTCAGGGAAAGACCGGATTGGAGACGCTCGATCAGGTGCAGATGGCGCATGACGACCTACCGATCACCGCAACAGCGAAGACCGGATCAGGTGGCAAGCACATCTTCCTGAGAGCGCCGGATGGATTCCACGTTAAGACCGATACCAATTTGATCGGCAAAGGGATCGACGTGCGAGGCGAAGGTGGCTTTGTCGTTACCGCGCCAAGCCGTCACGCGTCAGGTAATCGCTACACCTATGACATGGACGACATCGCGGATGCTCCGAACTGGGTTCTAGCGATGGTGGAAGGCGGGACAGCGGGAACGCATGACGCGCCAATGCAATCCACTAGCACCAATCCGTTCGGCCAGTACGACGACGGACGTGAAGCCGTGATGACGAAGACGATCCTGTCAACGATCATGGCGTACTACGAAAGCACGTCATCCATGCCAACGCTCGACGACATTATCGAACACGGGTGGAAGCTTTATGAGATGCGCGTCGCTACAAGAAACGGCAGGACATTAGAAGAAGATGGCCGAGGCATCACTGCGTTCACCGAGAAAGCGGGATACCAACTCGCTAGGGCGAAACGCGGTGAGCTACATACGCTCAATGCTATCCGTTCCAAAATGGAAGCAATGGGCATCAGAGAAAATACGTCAGGGGGACACAGTGATGACACAGACAACGACAGCGCACAGCAAGGTGAGGTGGCGCTATCAGTACAGGCGGTTCTGCGAGAGGCCATTAGCATGGCCGCACAAGCGGAGGAGAAGCGTCAAACGCGATTACATCTCGACGACTGGCACGTCGCTCGCTTTAAGGGAGAGCCGCCAGAGATGGAGTATCTGGTCGAAGGTATCTTTCCGCAAGGTGTTCCGGCTTTGCTCGCGGCGTCAGGCGGTATTGGAAAGTCATTTGCGCTCCTCGATCTGGCGCTCAAGGTCGCACTATTCCGAGGGGATGATCCTTTTGAGGTCACGCCGTTCGCTTTTGGAGGCCGTGTTGCAAAGGGCGGAAAAGTCGTATTCCTCACCGCAGAAGATTCAGCCGACTCCGTACATCGTCGCCTTGCTCAAATATCTACGTCGGACGAAATCGAAAAAGCGTCGCCAAACCTTATCGTTGTTCCGCTTCCAGACGCTACGGGCGCGATTGCACTGGTTAACGAGGGAATGGGTGTCGTCTCAATGACCGAGCATTACCACGACCTGATGGATCAGCTATTGCATATGGAGGATGTGGCGTTGGTCATCATCGATCCGTTGCAGGCGTTCTGTTGGGCGGACGTTAATGCTGATCCGAAAGCGGCGCAGGTGTGGTGGACAGCGATGTCATCCATCTGCGCTAAGACCGGAGCCACGCTGATCGTTGCACACCATATGCGTAAAGATGGCCTGAGAGGCATCACAGTGGCCGAGGAGGCGCGTGAAGCGATCAGAGGGTCAACCGCCTTGGTCGATGGTGCGCGTCTGGTGTACGCGATGTGGGCGATCAGCGGGGATGCCGAGATCGGGCCATGCAAAGCGTTATCGCTCCCACTCAACAAGCAGTCGATCGTGTGCGGTTGTGTCGTCAAGGCGAATGACCTGATCGACAGGGACGTGCGTTATTACGGACGTGGTAAGACCGGGTTATTGGAAGACCGTACAGCGGAGGTCGAGTCAGCGCGTCGGCTTGAGGACGAGGTGAGCCAAGATCAGATCGACAAGACGTTTAGCGAGATCGAGCTACGTTGGAACCGTGAGAACCCATTCAGCAATGCCAGTCAGACCGGGGACCGTTATCTGGTCAGGTGGATGACCGAGAACATTGGCATGACAAAACGTGCGGCTAACAAGGCGATGTGCGATTGGATCGATCAGGGGTACATCACGATCGAGATGCTAAGCGGGAACACGAAGAAGAAGGGGCTATGCGTCATGCATAAGCCTGAGTCAACGATTAAAGAAGAGAGAGGGTTTGTGAATGACTAAGGAGCAGATCAGCATCATCGTGGATATGTATAAGGATGGACGCAACTACACGAAGATCGCGAAGGATGCCGGTACATCGGTATACACGGTGAAGCGTTGGGTGCGCTTGAACAGGGATGAGTACGGATTGATGCGTAGGCGCAACCTGGCCGAAGGGACGGGCGTCAACAGTTACAGCGCAGAGCTTAATTCATCGTGGAATCTAAGCCTGTCGAAGAAGTATCTGGTGAAGGCGTGGGGTGAGAAATCATGACGAGCAATCCGTATTGGCTGAACCACAACACGCGCAAGCTAGATCCAGAGGACGTGATCCTGATTAGGGAACTGCGTAAGGAGGGGCTGACGTTGCAGACGATTGCCAACAAGTTTGAGGTAACAAAGACGCACGTTAGCAAGATCGTAAACGGGAAGGTTTGGGGGCATTTGCGGAAGTCTGCGGAAGTCTGCGGAAGTTGAGAGAGGGGTATGCGGAAGTCGTTAAAATCCCCTAAGGGAAAAGGATAACTTCCGCAATGGTTTTGGACGGGTCTGCGGAGGTTTGCGGAAGTTGTTGGTCTTACTCGCAGTCATGCGGAAGTCGTCACTTGTCGTTGACGACGTTCCGCAGTGACGACTCACGAAAGTAACGCGCAGGATAGTGGCAGAAAAGGGGATACGATGGATGATTATGCAAGCGATGTGACGCGGAAGGCGAAGGCAAGTTGGGAACGCAGGAGGATGGATGCGATTGCACGTTGGGGGAGCCTTGATCGATTAGCGTCGAAGTGTAGTGCGGAGACAGCGGCGAAGTTCGCCAAGGCGAATGGGCGGATGAAGGAAGCGCGGGTGAGCGCAGACGAGTTTGAGTACGCGAGGCGCTTAGGCGTGATGGAGCGAGGCGTGGATGCGTTGGAGAAGGAAGCACTGGAGAACGGGAGTTCGCCTTCCGATATGACGTGGTTCGACTTGCAGACGCGAGTTGGGGACCGGCGCGCCGTCGCCGTGATGAATCCGCAGGATGCCGAATACGTCGCGGCAACGTTGGGGCGTGAACTAGGAGACGACTTCATCGTGTATACAGCGGCGGACATTGTGATGATGGCTCACGAGAATCCAACAGCGTTGACCCATTTGAAACAGGTCGCAGGTGCGTATACTACTCATGTGGATGTCAACTCAAGCGAGGAAGCAGGGTGGTAGATAAGGTAATAGGGATCAATGGGAAGCCGTTCGATGCGAGAGACTTTGAGGACGAGAATCGGAAAGCTGTGGAGAAGATGCTGTTTGACGTGGCTGATGATATCGATACGGGTGGCATTGTTCCGCGTGGAATGGCGCTTACGATTATTCAGGAAGATGGGGAGCCTATTTTCTGGTTTGGTGGTAGCGAGAAAGACTTGTTCATGCTTTACGGGTCAATCGAAGCCATGCGCCAGACATTCTGGGAAGCGGTGATAAAAGAGAAGCAGGTTGAGTATGGTGAGTAAGGTACACAAGGGCGAACTGGGTGAGCGGTTGCCGAAGAACTTAGAGCGGCGTGAGCGATGGTATGAGATGAGCGCCGATCCTGTCGCACTGGAGACGGAGATCACTGACTGCGTAGCGCAGGGTGAGTCGCTTCATGCTTGGTGCAAGCGCAAGGACATGGCGTACAACACAGTCAACGATTGGGTAGCGCGTGATCCTGCTAGGAAGGAACGCTATGAGCGAGCAAGGATCAGTCGCGCTGAGTGGCACGTCTCTGACATTGAGGAGATGCTGACAGAGGTGCGGAGAGGTGATCTTGATCCTGCACGAGCAAGAGTGATTGCTGAGAACAAGCGGTGGATAGCGTCACGCATGGACCCGCATTTGTGGGGAGAGAAGATGCAGATCAGTACCGAGATCAACATCGGAGACAGGTATTTGGAAGCGATCAAGAGGCTTTCATCACCTGATGTGATCGAGGGTGAGGCAATAGATGTGACGCCGAAAGATGGCGAATAACGGAGAAAACACGCACCGACGTGGATACGCGCACGCGAGGCGACGTGACCACATCGTGACCGGCGACCAATTATCGATTTAACATAATGATAGTTATGCGCCGAAGTAACTTGGCAACGTTGCGACGTAAGTTATTGATTTCGTTAGGATCGTTGTCAGCCTGTGGATAGGTCACGAAATGGTCGGCACGGATTGGTCAATACTTGAACACGAAAAAACGTCGATCTGTGGATAAGTCCGCCGCGATGACCCCCCCCCATCGATTTATTTGACGGGGCGGCGGCGGCGGGTACGAGACACACATCGGCGTAACCCCTAGGGGTATAGGAGCGAAATGAGCGAACCCACGAAAATTGAAAATCCATTCGACGACTTTATCCTGAAGTACCGCAACGATCCGGTGCTGTTCGTGGAGAAGGTGTTCGGCGTCCAACCGGATGACTGGCAATCGCAGTTCCTTCGATCAATCGCCGACAACAATCGCCGCGTCTCCGTCCGATCGGGTCACGGGGTCGGGAAGTCAACAGCGGCAAGTTGGGCGATGCTCTGGTATCTGCTGACGCGTTATCCAGTCAAGGTTGTCGTCACGGCCCCCACGTCATCACAGTTATTCGATGCGTTGTTTGCTGAGATTAAGCGATGGGTGAAGGAGCTTGACCCGGCATTGCGTGAGTTGCTTGAGGTGAAAAGCGATCGTATCGAGCTACGCCCATCGCCTACTGAGGCGTTCATCTCGGCTAGAACGTCACGCGCCGAGCAACCAGAAGCGTTACAGGGCATCCACTCGGAACACGTCATGCTTGTTGCCGATGAGGCTTCCGGTGTTCCAGAGGCGGTGTTTGAAGCGGCGGCAGGTTCTATGTCGGGACACAATGCGGTCACCATCTTGCTCGGGAACCCGGTTCGATCAAGCGGATACTTCTATGAAACGCACAACCGACTTAAGGATGAATGGTTCACGCTTCACGTCAACTGCGAACACTCTAAGCGCGTATCGAAAGAGTTCGTGCGCGAAATGGCGATTAAGTATGGCGAGGAGTCGAACGCCTACCGCGTCCGCGTACTGGGTGAGTTCCCGTTGTCAGACGACGACACGATGATTCCGTTCTCTGTTGTTGAGCAAGCGATGAACCGTGACATCGAGGTCGACCAGTTCTCGCAGATGACTTATGGGATCGACGTGGCTCGCTTTGGTTCGGATAAGTCTGCGCTCGCCAAGAAGAAAGGCAACGTAATTACCGAGGTGAAGAAGTGGCAAGGTCTTGATCTCATGCAACTGGTTGGCGCAATCAAGAATGAATACGACGCCGAAGAATCGCTAGATCGACCGACCGCTATATATATTGATTCGATCGGCCTGGGGTCAGGGGTCGTTGACCGATTACGCGAACTCGGTCTACCGGCGATCGGGATTAACGTCTCCGAATCACCGGCAATGAAGAACGCTTATGTGAATCTTCGTGCTGAGCTATGGGGGAAGATGAAGAACTGGTTGGAGCAACGCGGATGCGCGTTACCGAAGGATGATGATCTACTCGCAGAGCTTACGTCCCCCCGGTATACTTTTAATTCGTCCGGGCGGTTGCGATTGGAATCTAAGGACGAGATGAAGAAGCGCGGGCTATCGTCGCCTGATTTGGCAGACGCGTGTATACTAACCCTAGCCGGTGATGCGGCTGTGGGTATTTATGGGTCTGCTAGTGGGTCTAGTTGGACTCAACCTTTGAAACGATTGATAAAAGGGGTCATCTGATATGGCAACGGGCGGTCGCGGGCTGTACGCGAATATTCACGCAAAGCGCAAGCGGATTAAGGAAGGGTCGAAGGAGCGGATGGCTCGCCCTAACGAAGCAGGATACCCGAAGGCGTCAGCGTTCAAGAAAGCCGCTAAAACCGCCAAGAAGAAGGCGAAAGGCCGTGCCTAAACCGGCGAAAGGCAAGGCGAAGGTCAAAGTCACGGCGACCGGGAAAAAGGTTTCCTATGGTGCAAAAGGCGCAAGCGTCCGACCGAATACCCCGAAAGGCGACGCTTACTGCGCTCGATCGTATGAGCAAATGAAGCAGTACCCGAAAGCCGCCAAAGACCCCAACTCCCCCCTCCGGCTATCGCGTAAGCGGTGGCAGTGTTCCGGCAAGAAGAGTGTGAAGAAGTGAGCGCAGTTCAGGTAGCAAAGCAAATCGCAAACATGATATCGGATTCCAGAATCTTTTCGTTAGGATTCCCGAGCCGGAAGAAATACGAAGAGGCGTTATCGAAAAGCAAGAATCTTCGTGATCGTGAGATGATGGCGATTGAGCGCGGCTTTGAGACTCAGTACACACGGAAGGATCTGCCAACGCCTAGGATACGGAACGCTGAAGAAGATGTAGGCTCCGTGATTGTTGGCGTCCCCAGTGATCGATCTGATGTTGGCGAAGCAAACATGATCGGCGGATTATTAGTTCCTGATGGCGTGACGATCCAAGGGGGACAAGGTTTTGCAAGGGGTAACGAGGCTTGGGCTTCGGGTCAAGAAATTGCAGAGCGATACCAAAAGAAGATCGACAAAATTGCAAATGATCTGAATATGCCGGTGCAGGCTGTTGTCAACGTGATGAGCAAACAAGCTATCGATTTTAGCGATCCTCCGGCTTTGATCATGGCGAAAATGGCTCAAGAGATTCCGATGACAAAAACCATCAAGGAGTCTCTGAACAAAGCAGTAAGAACAAAGACAAGATTAGGCAAGAAAGCAGATAGTGGATTTACGGGTTTCCCAGACTTCGCAGGTTTCGATACGCCAGAGGGGATTGCTCAGTTAGCAGGAGAAGCTCCAATCTCGACTTACAACAAGAAGGGAGAGGTAATAGAGGGAACAGCGGGCGAGCTAAGAAAGTGGTTTATAAAACAAAGCTCAAAAGCACCTTATCGTGATGCGGGAATGCCTAGCTTTAATCAGATCAATGAAGTGATCACTGACCCTGAGTTGAAGGATTTGAACTACGGTGATGCAGGGTCAACCATATTCACTCCAGAGATTGGTGCGCCGGTTGTTCCTACTGGCGACCTCCATAGAACTTATTCGCATATGTTCGCGCAGGGCGGGGACGTTTCTCAATATGAGATCCCTATTCCGTTTGAGCTTAATGCGCCAGAAGCCAACAGGGTGCTAGGTAGTCAGTTAAACAAAGCAGGCCAACCGATGCCTAGAGGTCAGAGAATCGACGCGTTTAATAAGCGTGGACCGGACAATGTAGGCAGTTATGAAATCGCCACACAACAACGCGCTGACGATATCAACGCATACATCGATTTCGTCAAGCGCGGCAAGCCACTACCTAAAGCTCTGAAGGCAACACTTGTCAGCGCAGGAATCCTGACTGCGGCACAGGCAGAGGCGGGTGTACTACCGTCCGTCAAGAAGTTGGTCGAAGCCGGTTACCCAGAATCAACAGCGCAAAAGATCGTTTCCGGCGAACTGCCGATGGACTTCGAGTCTCGGATGATTAGGGCGGAAGATCAAGGCTTTGATATTGATACAAGATACTTTCATGGGACGGATAAGGATATTCTTGCCTTTGACCCCGCATTGATTGGTAAAGGCAAGGGCAGAACACCTGCGGCGCTTCCGCAAGGATTTTATTTTTCCCGTAATCCAAAGGTAGCTTCTGAATACGCGGTTGACGATGGCGCGAACGTTATTCCTGTCTACCTAAAAACCGAAGACTTAATGACGCGTGGCGATCTTCAGGCGTTCAAGGATTTCAATGCAGGGCAGGGCGATTCGTTACTTTCCCGCTCTGGCGACGTGATGATAGTGCGTAATCCAGATCAGATCAGGTCAACAAGTGCCGCCTTTGACCCAGATGAGATCGGTAATCCGAACATCATGGCCTCCCCCGCCCCAGTCGGAGCGGTTGGCGGCTTACTCGCATCAGAAGCCGTAACACCTGAAGGTCAGTTGAACCCATTGCTCGCTGTACCGGCTGAGATCGGTTCTGCACTGAATGAAGCAATCGTCGGCACGGCTGACTTCCTAGTGCCAGACACCGTAAACGCTATCTCTGAATTACTAGGAACAGAGTATCGGATGCCCCGACTGTCTGACCAAGAACTTGTTAGGTTGTATACTCAAGGCGGGTATATGGATGAAGGGTACGGACGAGATGCGATCCGCACCGCAACTGGATTACTTTCACCGCTTTAAGGTAAAGATATGGATCAATACAAAGACGACGACATGAACGGCTCACCAATCGACCAAGCGATGAACTCGCTGTCGGAGATGGGTATTGAGATCGATAAGCCAAACGAGATGAGCGATGATGAGTTCAATGGCATCATCACATCCGAAGTGCAGGACGCGATTGACTACATTGACAACACGATCTCGCAAGAGCGCAATGCCGCCTCTCAGTATTACCGTGGCGAACCGTTCGGCGATGAAGAGGAAGGTCGTTCAGCCGTTGTCTCGATGGATGTACGCGATACCGTACAGTCGATTCTTCCTTCATTGATGAAAGTGTTCACGTCTGGCGAGAAGGTTGTGGAGTTCGTGCCACACGGGGCCGAGGACGTTGCTCAAGCCGAGCAAGCGACTGACTACATCAACCATGTATTCATGCAACAAAACCGTGGCTTCAGCATCCTATACGACGCGTTCAAGGATGCGTTGGTTCGCAAGGCGGGAATCATCAAGTTCTACTACGATGAATCCGTTGAGGTGTCGACAGAGAACTACACCGACCTGACACGAGAATCCATGATGATGTTGCTTCAGGATGAAGACGTTGAGGCGTCTGCCGTCAAGGAGAAGCCGATCGGTGAGCCAGTGATGGTTCAGCCGCCGGTCATGGATGAGATGGGTAACGTCATCCAAGAAGCGGTGATGGATCAGCCAATGGCATACGACCTTGAGCTAAAGCGCCGTACCAAGAACGGAAAGATCAAGTGCGAGGCGTTACCTCCTGAAGAGTTCCTAATCGATCGCCGTGCAAAGTCAATCCACGATGCAACGATCGTCGCTCACCGGAAGATGGCAACCGTCTCCGAGCTAGTTGCGATGGGTTACGACTTCGACATGGTGAAGGACCACGCAGGCGAGGACTTCCAGTTCGACACCAACAGCGAATACTACAACCGGAACCCCGTTGCGACGCTGAAGAATTACGTTGCTAAGGACGACGCGAACAAGCGCGTCCTGTACATCGAAGCCTATGTGAAAGCGGATTACGATGGTGACGGCATTGCGGAACTGCGTAAGGTTTGCTGTATGGGCGACGCTCACGAGATTGTGCGGCATGAGCCTTACGATCATGTGCCTTTTGCGGCGTTCTGCCCAGATCCAGAGCCACACACGTTCTTTGGTCAGTCGTTAGCCGATATCACGATGGATATCCAGAACATCAAGTCGCACATCCTTCGCAACCAGTTAGACTCACTGGCGCAGTCGATTCACCCACGCATGGCCGTTGTTGAAGGCCAGGCTAACTTGGAAGACGTGCTGAACTCTGAAGTAGGCGGGATTATCCGTATGCGCGCTCCAAACATGGTGCAGTCGTTCTCTCAGCCGTTCGTTGGGCAACAAGCGTTCCCAATGATGGCGTACATGGATGAAGTGAAGCAGTCGCGTACCGGCATCAACCGTGCGGCGGCAGGCTTGGATGCTGATGCTCTTCAGTCAACAACGAAGACAGCGGTTGCGGCGACTGTCACGGCGGCACGTCAGCACCTAGAGTTGATTGCTCGCATCTTCGCAGAAACCGGCATGACCGACCTGTTTAAGGGATTACTGAAGCTGACTGTCTTGCATCAGGACCAACCTCAGATGATCCGCCTGCGGAACGAGTTCGTGCAGGTTGACCCACGCGCATGGCAGGCAGGATTTGACGTAACAGTGAACGTTGCACTTGGTGGAGTGGATGACGACCAGAAGATGATACTTCTTGAGTCGATCGCTCAGCGTCAGGAAAACGTGATCTCGCAGTTCGGCTTGGATAATCCGCTTGTCACTCTATCCCAGTATAGGAATACTGTCGGCAAGATTATCGAAACGGCGGGTATTAAGGATGTCGATAATTACTTCCTTGATCCGAATGGTCCGCAGGCTCAACAGATCATGGCGAAAGCTTCTCAGAAGCCGAAGAAGCCAAGACCTGAAGAAGTCCTCGCGCAAGCTGAGATCGCGAAGACACAAGCCGAAACGCAAGCGCGGATTGCGGCGATGAACTTGGACCGCGAGAAGATGTTCATGGAAGACGAACGCAAGCGCGATGAACTGGATGCGAAGATCTCGATGGAGGCGTTGGAGCTTCAGGCGAAGTACGGAACTCAGATCGACGTGGCGCAACTTAGGGCTGAGGTAGAGCGCGAGAAGATGACGATCCGTGAACGCGGAGCCACGCTAAGACAGATGATGAATAACGCACCACGAGGTGACTAATGATCTTTACAAGACGGGACGTTGAGCTTGGAGAGAAGGCTCGATCCGTCGTCGAGAACGAGACATACAAG